GTGAATGACAATGTATAAGAAACCTGTTCTTAAATGAACGTGTAGGTTTCTTTTTACATTAAGCCGACCAGTCAGGCGCTTATTTGACTAATCGATATCCATAGTGATGATAGTTATCTCAAGCCTGGTATAAGTCAGATGGTAAATGTATATGTTGTTAATTTGCAAGTGCTCTTAACTTGAGCCAGTATGTTTTGTTTACGGTATGCACGAAAGTGTATTCCCGCAACTTGTCCTTTAAGTTGCAAAATTTATAAAGACCGTGGCACAGAAGTTGGTCTGATCTCTGCTGTGAGAGAGTGAAAAACTACGTACGCCTTTTATTAGGAAGCCGTATACCTTAGAGTTGTCCCATTTTACTTGGGTAAACCCTGTGTCAATTTATAAATTTAAAATCAAATAAAAATTAAAGAAATGTGTTTGTGTGTATATTAGTGTCTTTGTGTTGTGTGTTTATATGTGTCAACAGCTCTTACCGCTACATAGAGAAGCTATATGTCTCTGAGTGCTAAGTGAACCGTGATCAACGCTCCGTTGTGGAAGGAGGTAGAACCTAGTGCCACAACGTTATTCTAAGACCCCCCGCCGCTGAAGTTCCTAACACGAACTTATTGGGTTACAATATCAGAGGACCTGACGAGGGCGCAGTGATTCGTCCCGAGACCTAGGTACCCTCTTCCCTTAGGGGAAGGGTGGGGCCGCACCATAGACAAGACTCACCGATGAACTTATCATTTCTGTTCTACCCTAAGTTTTGAAGGAATTAGAGATGATGAGGGATTACCGGACTTCGGCGCATTCTCCGTTGCGAATAACGAGGGAGGAAGGTAGCGAGTAAGCTCCAGTTCTTTTGGAGGCAAAACCGGTGTGTCGCGCTTGAAAAGTTCAATTACTTTCACGGGGCTCCGTGGGTAATACTTTTCAAGCTTGTCGCATATTTATTATGAAGATGAGCTTGGAAAATTACGCCACGCAGACGAACTTAAGTTCGTTAGGAGGATTAGGAAGCCAGGAGGCTGAAAGAGTAGGAAGAGTGTTGTTTGGAAATTCTAGAGTTTGGTACGATGATGATATTTGGAAATACAACACTGAATATGGGTCTGTTGGATGTTCACAGTTATTAGACACTACATATGATATCGATTTGAAATTGTTATCAATAATTTTATATTATCCAGCAGAGGTGGAATCAATGACAGTCGATGATGCCTTTTACTCATTGACAATGGAATCGCCATTGTCTTATGATACTTCAGTTCTATATTTGAAAAGAGTAGAAGACAAACTTTATTTGATTGTTGAAGGAGGATTGTATCAGGGAATATACTATTTAAGAAAACAAAATTCGTTTACTTATGAACCATTGTTGTATTCCCGTATGGATTTCTTATACGCCATAAGGCACGAGATATTGCCTGAACTAATAGCATATGGTAGATCTTTATCTTATTTAACAAGGCGAAATTTTAAGAGAGCTATTAGTAGAAGATGGCGTAGAAGAAGACGGCGGTGGGCCAATAGGATGCGAACAGTTCATGAAGAAATGCTAGAATATCCTGAGGTAATTTCAGAAGAACCATTAGAATTGCCATATAATGGAGGCACATCCCCTTCATCAGTTCTAGTAGATATTTGTGAACAAAGCGGAATTGAGTTTGAAGCTAAGGATTATAGTAGAAGTAAAACTCGCATGCGACGTCGAAATATAAAAACTACTCATAATAAAATGGCTGTAATTGCTGACCAATTAGCAGATGCCAATCTAGGTAGTAAGAAAAAATATACGAAATTAAAGTTTAAGAAGAAATGTAAAACTAATCATTATGTAAAACCGCAGTCTGGATTTGATATGCATTATCATGAAGATGTGATTAGTCCATTTCCCATAAAGTTATCTAATGTACCATTTATTGAAGAACAAACTGGGATTGATACTAGTAATATCGTAATGATGTTAGAGAAATTAGTAACTGTATTTTGTATTAAGTATTTCGACAAACCAGTGTATACTGCAATTGGGGCTGTTCTTCTTATGTTCCAAGGCAGTATTTCCCTGAAAGCCATACATTTAATTAAGGATTGTTTTAATGACTTAAAAAATTCTAAAGCAACTGTTAGTGATTTTACGAATTGGTTGAAGTCTTTGACAGTAAGTTTAGATAGTTTTCGCCATAATAAGTTTGCTAAACAATTTATGACAGTGATTTGTAAGGCTTTTAGTTATTTTTTAAGCCCAACTATAGCTGAATATTGGACAAATATATTATCATGTAGTATGGTCGATAAGATTTGGAGGTTTTTTGAAGAATTACCGAATCCATTGGATGCCATATTGCATGCATTCACTTACTTAGTGAATGCTATAGATGTATTTGTTCACACAGGCAGCTTAGATGGATTCCTGACTACGGCAATGACAGCTGACGTTATGTTAGACGAGTTACGTGATATAAGAGAGTCGTTTCAATTTTATAAAACTGGTGATATAGAGTTTATTAAGAGTTATAAGCAATACGAATTTTTATTGCAACTTTCTAATTACCAGAAAAAATTACGTGAATATCGTCGTACAGTTAAACCTGCCGAAATCAGATCCGTTGATGAATGGCTAAAAGAAGTTGACAGGATGCAAACAGAATGTCAACAGATTGAGGCCAGATCATCTGCAAGAATGCAACCATATCATTTTATTTTGACATCGGGATCTGGAATTAGTAAATCCCATTTAATTAAATTGATATGCAATGTTTTAGCTAAAGCTAATAATATCCCTAATGGACCAGAATATACGTATTATTTAAATCAAGCAAATAAGTTTCAATCTGGCTGGAAAAATTCTAATACTATTGTTATAGTCGATGATTCAGCGGCTATGGCTGCTGAAACTATGAAGTCAACAGGTGTTGATCTAGCAGATTGGGTATTGCGTGGAGCTAATAATGTACCTCATGAGTTGTTAGGAGCTGACACCACTGAGAAAGGTGTTTTATTTAATAAGTCGTTAATTAGCGCTTGGGCTTCTAATAGTTTTGACCAACAGTTTCACGCTACAGCTAGATTTCCTTCAGCTATTAATAGGAGGTTTCAAATGAGGATAGTAGGCAAAGTTAAACCAGAATACACTAAAACTGTTACGTTTGCAAATGGGCATTCTTCTCAAATAGACTATTCTAAATTGTCTCAAGAGCAAAGAGAAGATATAGCCCCTGATGCGTGGTTATTTACGTGTTATGAATGTGAAATACAGGATAGTGGAATTCATGTTAAAACTGAAGTTGGTTCTGTCCCAAATGAAATCGATAACGAGTTCAGATATATCCCGATGGTTTTCAATAATAAGAAAATGGTCGATGTTACTTTAGAGGAACTTTTAGAATGCATGATAGACCATAGTAAGATTCATTTTGAGAACCAAAAGAAAATTTTAGGTATGACAGATAAGTTGTATGATGAGAATAATTATTGTTCTCATGGCATGCCTAAATCTTGTATCTGTACTAAGTGTAAGAGACTAAGAAATTTAGAGACTCAACCGTCAACTGAAGTTAAAATGTCGTATAACTCTGTTATGAAGGTTATTAGATTGGCTAAAATTCTCAGCATTGGCGTTGAATATAGGTTATTGAAGAATTGTGATGTGAAGATAGTAAATAAAAAATTGTCTTTACCACCTATAACTATGGAAATGCTAAGTTCAGTGAGATTGCATAAATTATCCGTGTTGGCAAATAGGAAGCCTAAATTAAAAGAAATAACAGTTACAGCCCGTTTAATGACATTTTTGAAGTCTTTGGCTGTAGAAACTGTAGGTTCTTTTAATAATTTGACTAATAGGCTTGCTACTAAAGCAGAAAACCTGATATCTTTAATAGACAGAATTCCCATAATAGAAATAGAAGATAATTCAGTTTCTAGTTCGATTTCAGAAGAGAGTTATTCTATGTTCTATCAAGTTTCTAACGGTAAAATAGAACGTCGGACTATATTTCATGAATACGAGTACGATACTTATGACCCGTTAGAAATAAGGACTAGGTTACCAGATTTACAACTTTTAGCTAAGCAATATGCTATTGCTGAGCAAAATGGGTATGATGTATATGAGGAGAATTGGAATCAAGCCCAATCCTTACGTATGCTAAGTATGAAAGATTTGCTGACCAAGTTAAAAGAGATGGGAATTAACAATATTTTGAGTCATAAAATTGATGTTAGGAATGCTTTAGCCGCCTTAAATGAAGTGCGAGTTAGGCTTATAAAAACGTTGCAAGATATGTTTGATGAAATGGTGTGTGATTTTATCATGTACTTTATTGATAAAATCATACATGTAATTAAAAACTTTGTTGAGTCCCCTACTTCATTTTTGCCAACGAGTATAGAAGGAACAGTTTTAGGTGCTTATGCTTATGCAAAACACCCGTTGTTACGCTGGTCTCTGACAGTGGATTATGCTTCCTACTATACTAGCAGTGCTATTGTAAAACTTTTAGCACCAGAAATGTTAGAATGGCAAAATGAAATGGATGAAAAAATACAGACTCCGATATCTGACTACGTTTTTGACAAGTTTATCCGGGAAAGGACCAAGGAGGAGAAAGCAAAGATAGCACGCAAAAGTATTCTGTCGCACACAGATTTTATCATGAAAACTACTCTTGAATATTCTAAGATTCAGCGGAAAATTAAGGAAGATGATCCTAATTTTTTAAGAGACATTTTAGTACCTACTTGTGGTTGTAGCTTACTCATTACACGTATAATTCCTAGTTTTTGTAAGAGTATGTCTACATTGTATTTTGAAGAACAAGTTGGTTATGAAGTACCAGTCTCGGCTATAGCTGAATTGGATAAACAAGAGGTAGATAGGTGGTATGATAGAAAGAAAGAAATTTTTGCACCGAAACCAGATGTAGTTGGTTCTTTGCATTTTTCCGATTTGGAAAGATTGGTATTGCGTAATACTTATTATTGTAAGAATATGACAACTAATGAGTTTTGTAGTTCGTTTTCACCGTCAAATAAGTATTTAGTATTACCTAGTCATTTTGTTAAGCGAGCCTTAGGAAAGTTTATAAGGTTTACGCGTACAGAAATTCTGGATGAAGATATGCCTGGCAATGCCTTTTTAGAAATTTGCGTGCATGAGAGTAATTGTTTTAAGTTAGAAGGAGACCTGACTGTATTATATGTAGAGCAACACATGGATCATATGAGAACTAAGAGTATGTTAAATTATTTACCTATAACACCTTCTAAAGATTTAATGGTAGGTAGTTTAGTATACAAAGCTAGAAATGGCATCATCAAGAAACAGGATGCCAAAGAAATATCATATGCTGAAGACTGTAATAATGAGAATTTATCTTTGGGTGAAAAGTCAGCAAACCCGTTTGCTGGTTATTATTATTATAGTGATAACTTCCCAGGTCTATGTGGAGCCGTACTTATTGACAATACACACAAAAAATCACAGATATTAGGTCTGCATTTAGGAGGAAACGTTGTGACCAAATTGTGCGTGGCTCAAATATTGACAGCTGCTGAATTTCAGCGTGCCATCGATCATTTTGAGCCTTTAGGTATTGTAAAACAGTTAGGAGTTTCTCTTAATTGCTGTGAGGGTGAGATAGAAATTTTAGATCCTTATAGGAAAAATCCGTTCTTTGATACAGTGGATCGCTTAGATGGAGTGGAGTTAATAGGTTCTATAGCTAAAAGAGCTTCCCCTTCAGCAAAAGTGGTATACACGCCTATATGTGATGATGTTCGTAAAGAATTTCAACTTGCCCGGAATTGGGGTCCGCCTGCATTTAAATATAATGGTGATAAAAAACATGGAGTGAGAACTTTAATAAGACAATATAGTACTAAAGCTAAATTTAAACACCATAATATTTTGCATAAAGCCTCTGATGACTATTTAACCTCCTTGCTTACACCTTTTAACCAAAACCCTGAGTTTTGGTCTGAAGAATTAAGGATATTAAATGATTTTGAAGTAGTTAATGGTGTAGCAGGAAAGAAGTTTTTGGGAGGTATGAATATGTCATCATCATTCGGAGTAATTGGCAAACCAGGACCCAAAAGTAGATATGCCAAACAATATGACGACGGCCATTGGGAATTTGAGCCGTTTGTTATGAAAGAGTTTCATGAGCGCGTTAGTTTGATGGAAGAAGGAATTTTAACCAATGAAATATACGTGCAGTGCCTTAAAAATGAAGCTACTCCGGATCATAAAATTGCGGCAGGAAAAGTAAGATCCTTTTATATGAGTAATACTATAACTCAAATGATTATTAGAAAATATCTACTTACTACTTGTAGATATTGTTGTTATAATACTGCTTATTCTGAAACTATGGTGGGAATCAATCCTCATGATGGGTCTTGGAATAAGTTTTGCAATGAGTTCTATTCGAAAGGGAAAAGATTTTTACTGGCCCTAGATTTAAAATCATTTGATTTAGTAAGTATTTTTGATATAGTTTCAGCCGCAATAAAGATATTACTCACCCCTTTGAGAAAAGCTATGGAATTTAAGAAAACGCCTAAAGCAGAGTACGTGAAAATTCAGAACGTATTGAATTGTATAGCTCACATTTTGCTTTATTCTATGGTGATAGTTAATGGAGAAGTAGTGGTTTTACAAGCCATTATTGCTTCAGGTAGTAATCTAACATCTATGTTAGGTAGTACGGTAAACTCTCTAAATTATAGAATGGCATTTTATTTGATTTTCGAATCCATAGATATAGCCTTTAGGGACGCAGTACTTTTGCGCACCTATGGAGATGATTCTATAGCCAATGTCTCACCCAAGTTTAAGAGGTTTAACGTTAGTGCAGTTTTAAATGCATGGGGTGAAATAGGTATTCAAGGCACGGATATCTCAAAAAACGTTAAATCTAACAAGATCTTTTATAAACCTCATGAGCTAGAGTTCTTAAAACGCTCTATAGTTTATAATAAGGAGTTTGGTTCTTATGTTGCTCCTTTGGATCAAAATAGTATGTTTAAATGCTTATGTTGTCACGTTCCGCCTAAGACCGTAAGTATTGAGTTTATTACTGGACAGTGTGTAGATAATTTCTTGTTTGAAGCCAGGTATCATGGACGTAAGTTCTATAATAAGTCTCAAGAAATATTGAGGAGACTTCTGGAAAAACATGATTTGTTGAGATTTTCAAAAGCAATAAATGTGACGTACGATGAACACATAAGATTATGGCGGTACAATGTATTGGGAGAACAGGTTACCGAAGAAGGAAATAACGGTTTGCTTTCCGTCTTTAGGCATTTTCTCAATAATTTAGTAAACCGAGAACCTTGGTCTATAGAGACCCAATCTTATAGCGATGAAATGAATTTCGACTTACACCGTTCAGTCAATAAAACGGTAGACGCTTTGGATGAAGCGCGCCATGAGGATAAACTCATGGGACATGGAACTTTCGGGTTTCATTTGGTTAAGCAGTCCGGTACTGAAGTTACTTCTGATCAACAACAAGTGTTAACCTTTATGGATGCGTCCTCTATGGACATTGTTAATATTGGTAGTAGTATGCCTGAAGGGCGTGTTAGTGACGAGGAAGTTTCTTTAGGAGAGTTTTTAAAAAGACCGGTGCTTATTCAGAAATATTTATGGGGATCAAATACTTTTGTAGGTTCATTTAGCCCTTGGATAGAGTTACTCGAGAATAAGCGTATAAGTAATAAGATAGCTACTTTCTCATTGTTTAGAGCTAAATGTAAGGTGAGGTTTGTAATAAATGGAAATGGATTTTATTATGGAAAATTGATGTGCTCTTATCTTCCCTATGCTGATTTAGATAGTACGACTGCTATTTCTCCTTTAGTTAATTGGAATCGTGTTACCGCTTCTCAGTGTCCAAATATTTTACTAGACCCAACCTTGTCGGAAGGTGGCGAAATGACTTTGCCTTTCTTTTGGCACAAGGAATATGTAGATTTGCAAGATGTCAATTCACACAGAGATTTAGGAAAAATATTTATACATCAAATGGCACAATTAAAACATGCCAATCAGGATATAGCAGTGACTAATAATTCTATTTCTATTAGTGTCTATGCATGGTTTGAGGATGTAGATCTACAAGGAGCTACCTGTGTCAATCCTACTGGTATTGTAGCTCAGTCAGGTAGAGAAGATGAAACACATAATAAACCAGTGTCACAGTTTTGCACTGCTGTTGCTGATTCTGCGAAGTTATTGTCTACAATCCCAGTTATAACGCCTTATGCTAGAGCAGTAGAGCAAGGTGCACGTTATTCTAGCATTATTGCTTCTAGTTTAGGTTATTGTAAACCAGTTGACGCGGCAGAGGGGATGAAAGTAAATTTGCGTGCAACTAATAATATGGCTTTGATTAATGTAGTTGATGATGCTTATAAAGTGACTACTGATTGTAAACAAGAGTTATCCATAGACCCTAGATTAAATGGGTTGTCAGGAATGGATGAAATGTCAATAAGTCGTATTGCAAGTGTTGACACGTATTACAATACGTTCTTATGGTCTGAAACTACGGCACCTGAAACAGTATTGTTTTGTACTCAGGTTATGCCTTACATTTCCGTTAAGCAAGGAGTACCGGCTAATTACTATTTTACTGCGATCATGGGAGCTGCTTGGCCTTTTACTTACTGGACTGGTTCA